AGAAGTCCTGCGGATGTCCCTGCGGATGCGGCGACAAGAACGGCGGAGGCGATCCGCCGGCCAAGCCGTCCGAGCGGATCTCAGGAAGCGACAGAAACCCGGAGGGATCCGCGTCCGGTTCGCGCGGCGGGATCGAGATCAGCGAGGCGACGGAGGAGGCTCTCCGATCGAAGGTCGAGGAACACAACGCCGAGCATGGCGACAGGAAGGGACGCAAGGTCGATCTCGGGATGCTGAAGGCGGTCTATCGACGAGGCGCGGGAGCGTTCTCGACGAGCCATCGGACCGGCGTCGGTCGAGAGCAATGGGCTATCGCTCGAGTAAATGCCTTCCTCTATCTGGTCCGCAACGGCAAGCCTGAGGACGCGGACTATACGACGGACTACGACCTCCTCCCCGACGGCCATCCGAAGAAGACGGATGCGAAGAGCGAGATCGATCTCGAGTCCATCCGAGCCGCATGGTCGCTCGAGTTGGATTCGATGGACATCGAGTCGAAGAACTGCGGCGTCGGATCGGAAGGGTTCGAGGAGGGGAACACTTGCGGATCCGGCGGAGGATCGGGAGGCTCGAGCGAGGCGTCCGGATCCAAGCCGAAGAAGCCGAGATCCGGGAAGCCGCCGAAGGGACAGGCTCCCGCAGACGGGATCGATCCGCCGAAGACGCATTCGGTCGCGATCCCAACGAATCCAAGGAAGATCAGCATCGACCAGACGGAAGCCGCTCTCCGTTCGATGGGTTACACGATGACCGAGTGGAAGCCGAGCGTCTCCGGGACGACGGTTACGATCCGCGATCCATCTGGACGGACGGCGAAACTTCCGTCCTCCGATGTCGTCAACATGATCTACGCGAACTCGACCGATCCGAAGGCGAACGACGCGCCGGCCATCAAGCCTCGGAAGCGTCTTTCCGGATCGGTCGTCTCTCAGAAGGCTCTCTTCTCGATCGACGCGCCGGCTCCGCGCCAGATCGTCACCAAGTCAGCCGAGGAGGAGTTCGAGGAGATCACCGACGGAGAGCGGAGACTCGCGGAGAACCTCGCCGGCGAACTCCGAGCGCGGATGCGCGAAGTCCTAGCGGAGATCCGCCGCAATCCCGTCCCTACTCAGGAGATGGTCGCCAAACTCGAGCAGATAGTCCGGCGGAGCAAGTTCGACCGGCGCGTCGTCGAGGCCGTCCGTCCGTACCTCCTCGAGGCCGTCGAGAGCGGGAAGAAGATCGGGATCGACACGGTCTCGACGCTCATGAGTCCGACCGCGAATCCGGAGGCGTTGTTCCGTACCGGGAACGAGAGCCTCGCGGCATACGCTCAGGTCGAGGCCGACAAGGCCGCTCGGAGGATGGCCGATTCCTTCCGGGAGTACACCGAGGCCAAGGTCCGGTCGATCGTCGCGGAGGCCATGTCCGAGGGACGGTCGATCCCGGAGATCGCGGACGCGCTCGAGGACTGGTCCGACGAGACCGAGACGGACATCGCGGACAGCCGGCATCGAGCGATCACGATCGCGAGGACCGAGGCTCAGAGAGCCGCGCGGAAGACCGAGGTCGCCGCATGGAAGGCGTCCGGAGTCGTCGTCGGGAAGACATGGCTCCTCGCGCCGGACCCGTGCGAGTTCTGCGAGGCGGCGTCCGACCTGTTCTCGAAGTCCGAGGCGGCGATCGGACTCGACTCGGCGTTCTTCGAGAAGGGAAGCGTCCTCGAGGGAGCCGACGGAGGGAACCTGTCCCTCGACTACGAGGCGATCGACGGTCCTCCGCTCCATCCGAACTGCCGATGTAGCCTACAGCCGAAACTCTCCGACGACTACGAGGATCTCATCCTCGAGGCCGAGGACGAGGTCCGCCGGCTCGGTCCCTTCAATCCGGAGAATGCCTGAGATGCCTACCGTAACTAGGAAGAACCTGACCGCGACGATCGCGCCGAGCGCGAAGGGTTTCGTCGCGACGATCACGGCGGAGACCCTCGACCGTGACGGCGAAGTCCTAATCCCGTCGGGGATGAACTCGAGGGAGTTCGAGCAGAACCCGGTTCTCTTCTGGAATCACGACTACTCGAAGCCTGTCGGACGATCCGTCGGCCTGAAGCGTCGGGAGCGGGAGATCGTCGGGGAGTTCGTCTTCGCGCAGAAGCCGCAAGGGTACTCCGGGGAGTTCTTCCCCGAGGTCGCCGCCGCGCTCGTCGGCCAAGGCATCGTCAACGCCGTATCCGTCGGCTACGTCCCCGAGCCGGGAGGCGTCAGGACGGCGTCGGACATCGACCGGAAGAAGTACGGCGACCAGACGACCCGGATCTTCTCCCGGTGGAAACTTCTCGAGGTCAGCCTCGCTCCGCTACAGGCGAACCCGGACGCGCTCATCACGGCGGTGAAGAAGGGGATCGTCTCCCCTGTCGCCGCGAAGCAGTTCTTCGGCGTCGAGGCTCCGCGCAGGATCTCGATCGTCGTCCCGGTCTCGGCCTCAACTGCGAAGCCTCGGAAGCCGATCAACATCGACGGGATCGTCGAGAAGGCCGTAGGCCGCGCTCGAGGTTCCATCTATCTCTGATCCGTCGGAACGCCTCACGGAAGACCTGAAAGCGTTTCCTAGCCGGACTGACGCAAGAAAGACAGAAGGAGTCCAGAAATGAAGAGCATGAATCTCGCGGAGTTCCAGAAGGCTCTGGAAACCGCCGGTCGCCTGAAGGGTTCGGACGGCGTCCTCCTCCAGAAGAAGTTGATCCTCGACAACTACATGATCACCGACGAGAACGGAGTCGCCGTCGACCCGGAGTCGCTCGATGTCACCATCTCCGCCGGCTCCGCGCCGATGGCCGAGATGGAGGCCGACGCGGTCTCGAGCGACCGCATCGCGGAGAAGGTCGCGGACAGCGTCCGGAAGAGCCTCGCCTCGCGCGTCCTCGATCAGAAGATGGCGGTCGTCGCGGAACCGAAGGCTTGGGACACCGCGCGGATCTACGGTCGCGGCCTGAAGCATCTCAAGAGCCGCGAGACCGCCTACCGCTTCGGCACTTGGTGCCTTGCGGCAATGGGTCACAAGAAGAGCGCGGACTGGTGCGCTCGGAACGGCATGATCCTGACGAAGGGTCACGTCGAGGGACTCAACACTCAGGGAGGCTTCCTTGTCCCCGACGAGATGGAGAACGAACTCGTCACCCTCCGGGAGCAGTACGGCGTCTTCCGTCGCGAGGCGAAGATCTACCCGATGGGTGCGGACACGCTCCGCATCCCGCGCCGGAACGCGACCCTGACGGCGTACTTCGTCGGTGAAGCCGCCGCCGGTACCGAGAGTCAGCAGACCTTCGACAGCGTCCAACTCGTCGCCAAGAAGATGATGGCTCTCACGACCGTCTCGAACGAACTGCTCGAGGACGCCGTCATCAACATCGGAGACGACATCGCCGGCGAGATCGCCTACGCCTTCGCGGCGAAGGAGGACGACTGCGGCTTCAACGGCGACGGAACCTCGACCTACGGCGGCATCGTCGGTCTCGTCAACTCGCTGACGAACTCGACCTATCAGGTCGCGGATACCGGAGTGACGGCGAAGGCGGATGTCACGAACGCTCATATCCTCGGCGCGTTCGGCAAGTTGGCCGGATTCGCGGCGCAGCGGAACAACATCAAGATCTTCACGAACAAGCAGACCTACCATGCGATTTTCGAGCGGCTCCTGATCAACGGCGGCGGCAACACCTATCGGGATGTCGCCGTCGGATCCGGCGGAGCGGTTCAGCCGTCGTACGGCGGCTACGAGGTCGTCTTCTCTCAGGCGATCGCGCTCCCTGCGGATTCTGACGCAGCCGTCATCGGATACATCGGAGACCTCGCTCAGGCTTGCTACTTCGGTGACCGACGGTCGACCGCCGTCGCCTTCTCGGATGCGGCTCTCAACGCCTTCGAGCAGGACGAGCGTGTCGTTCGCGGGACGCAGCGGTTCGACATCGTCTGCGCGAACGTCGGCTCCTCGACGGCCTACGGTCCGATCGTCAAGTTCACCCTCTGACCGGAAAGGACCAGACACCATGCGACAGAACACGAAGACCGTCATCGGAAACAACTCCGGATCCACCGCCGGCGTAACGACCCTGACCGCCGAGTTCGATACTCGCGGATTCTCCTTCGCGAAGGTCATCGTCCTCGCGAACACGACCGCGACCGCCGTCACCGGCACGAACAACAAGATCGAGGACGGAGACACGACCTCGACGTATGCGACGTTCGCCGGCCATATCTCGGGAACGGACTGGACGGTCGCGACCGCGACCAACCTGACCTCTCTCGCGAAGGTCATCTACAACGTCGACCTCCGCGGTCGCAAGCGATACCTAAAGGTCACCGCCGGCCTCGCGGCTACCGCGACTTGCGTCGCGATCGTCGGAGAACTCTCCAACCCGTCGGACGGCGTCTCGGATGCCGCTTCCGCCGGCGCGGCTAGCGTCTCGCAGATCTGACCGGATCGACCGGATGCATCGGGGGGAGTTGGCCTTCGGGTCAACTCCCCTCTTGCATTCCGTCTATCATCGCGGCAAGGAGGCCGCATGGCAGAGACAGAAGCGTTCGTCGTACCTTCCCCGGACTGGATCGATTCGGACGAGTTCCGATCGCTCGAGGACGCATCCCTCGAGGCCGTCGACATCGGCGGGATGCTCGACCGCATCCCGCATACCTCGACCGTCGCGTTCCTCATGCGACTCGCCGGCAAGATGAAGGACGGAGCGCGTCTCGTCCTCTCCGTAGCGGACTTCGACCGCGTCTGCGAGGACTACAAGGCGGGAACCGGGGATCCCGAGGTCGTCCTCTGCGGACCCGACGGGATGAACCGAGCGATCTTCAACCGCCAGAAACTCTGCGACGTTCTCAACGTCTCGGGATTCGACATCCTCGGCGGCTCGGACGGTTCCCTCGCATGGAAGAACGAGCCGACGCGACTCGCGGTCACGGCCTCGAGGCGGACCCGGACTCGGGTCGATCTCCCCCTGAAGGGAGTTCATGCGATCATGTCGCTTCCTCGGGTCTCTTGGACGGAGACATTCTCTCTCATCCTCGAGACGTGCTGCGCTCTCGAGATCCCGTTCACCAAGTCGACCGGCGTCTTTTGGGATCAGGGATTGCAGCGGATGATGTCGGATCTCGTCGCCGGAGGGAAGACGAAGTACATCCTGACCTTCGACTACGACTCGATCTTCGAGGTCCGCGACGTTGTCCGGCTCTACCAGATCATGGAGTCGAATCCGGACATCGACGTTCTCTGTCCTCTCCAGATCGGACGCGACCGCGACGAGGTCATGATGTCCGTACTCGACCGCGACGGAAAGCCGCGCCGGCATATCTCGTCGGACGAGATGTTCGTCGACGCGATCGACATCGGTCACGGCCATTTCGGGATGACGCTCATCCGGACCGACGCGCTCCGCGCGGTTCCGAAGCCTTGGCTATGGGGTCAGCCGAACGCCGATGGAGACTGGACGGAGAACCGTACCGATCCGGATATCTACTTCTGGCGGAAGTTGCGGGAGCATGGCCGGCGCGTCTGCGCCACTCCGAAGGTTCGCCTCGGACATCTGCAACTCGTCGTCACTTGGATGACGGACGATCTCCAGACGCGCCATCAATACGTCAACCGGTACATGGAGGAAGGACGGCCTCGCGAATGTATGACCTATTGATCGTCCTCCGGACGTTCTCGATCCACGACTCGAGGACAGGCCGGCGCGTCCTTCGTCCCGGGACGACCGTCAACATCGCGTCGGAACTGGTTCCGAAACTCGTCGCCGCCGGCTACGTCGAGCGGATCGAGCCGGCGGCTCCGCTATTCAGGGACTCCACCGATCCCCCGGAGAAGCCGATGAGGAGGGGACGGAAGCCGAAGGAGCAGAAGGAGACCTGATGGCAGTCGACGCAAACAGCCTGACGACACTCGCGACCCTGAAGGCGTATCTCGGGATCACGGCATCGACGGACGATGTCATCCTCGAGAAGTCGATCGACCGAGCGTCCGCATCGATCATCTCGTTCTGCGGTCGCCAGTTCGTCTCTCAGACGTTCGTCGAATGGATCGACTCGCTCGGGAGCGACCGGATCAGGCTGAAGCAATCGCCGGCGGAAAAGGTCATCTTCGTAGGAGCATCGACCGAGACCGTCATGTCGATCCGGATGACGGATGCGACCTTCATCTTCGCATCCTGCGGAGTCGACGACGATCATCTCCATATCTCCCGGGTCTCCTCGACTGGTAGCCTGACGACATCGACCATCGCTCTCGCGTCTCACGACACGGTCGCGGAACTGGCCGCTCAGGTCAACGCGATCTCCGGGTTCGTCGCGGAGACCGTCGTGAACATCCCCGCGCTGCATATCCGGCGACTGGCCGGCGCGGACCTCATGAACCGGACCGTCCTGCTCGAGGGAGCGACGGAAGGTCTCGCGGACTATGCGGTCGACCTCGAGCGCGGCATCATCTTCGGGAAGACCCTGAAGCGATACCAGAGCATTCTGGTCCGCTATACCGCCGGCTATACGACGATCCCCTACGATGTCGAGCAAGCCTGTCTCCTGATCGCCTCGAGGCTCTACAGGAACCGACAGCGGGATACCTCGGTCGCTAGCGAGAGTCTCGGCGGCTACTCCTACTCGACCCGGACGGCGGCGGAGATCGACGCCGAGGCGATCGAACTTCTCAGGCCGTACCGGAGGCTCCGATGAGCATCGCCGGCCTGATCGCCAAGTTCGGGAAGACGCTCTATCAGTACCGTCCGACCCTGACTAGAGCGACGGACGGTCAGGTCGTCCGGACCTACTCGACGATCCAAGCGACGGTCGTCGGATTCATTCAGCCTTCGGGACAGACGACGGACCCGGCGCAGGGTCGCACGAACACCCGGACCCAAGCGACGATCTACCTCGAGGGTCTGGTCGAGGTTCTCGCGGACGACGAGTTCTACGAATCGAACCTCGGAAGTACGACTGCATGGCGTGTCGTCGGCGCGACGAATCCCGGCTACGTCGGCACGACACTCGCCGCGCCTCATCTGAATATGACGGTCGTTCAGGTCGTCGCCGTCGACCCGAGGGTCACGGCGGGAATCGGAGGAGACTGAATGGCGCGGACCTTCATCGACGAGGATCTGGTCGCCGCGAACGTCGAGGCCGCGATCGTCGAGGCCATGACCGTCTCTCAGACCGCGCTCTCGCGTCTGGTCCGGATCCAGTTGTCGAAGCCGGGAACGGGACGACGCTACCGTCGCGGCAAGAGGGGAGCCGCGCTCCCGAAGTCCGTCTTCCGCGAGTCCGGTCGATCCGCTCGAGCGACCCGGAGGATCGTCGGCATGGTCAGGGGAGGCAAGCCGCCGAGGAACCTCCGCGAGGCCGGCGTCCATGTCGCCTCGGCTCCCGGATATCCGCCGGCGGTCGACACGAACCGTCTCCGATCGAGTTGGGCCGTCTCTCAGGTCAACGGCCAGAACAACGAAGGAGGCTACAGCGTCCTCCGTCCGACCGAGGCCGGCTATCTCCTGACCTATGGATCGACCCTCTTCTATGCTCCGATCCTCGAGTTCGGCTCGAGCAGGATGAAGGCTCGACCCTATCTCCGTCCCGTCCTCCCGATCGCGGACAAGTCGATTCAGGACATCTTCCTTCGAGCGTTCCGTCGTAGGTTCTCCGTCGAAATGGAGCAGGAATGAGCAAGGCGATCCTCGACGCTCTCTATACCCGGCTCTCTGGATCGACCCTTGGGACGACCCTGTCCGGACGGATCTACCTCTCCGAGGGACCGCCGAACGCCTTGCTCCCGCTTCTGGTCTACGCTCCGGAGAACTACACCGTCTCGAGGATCTTCGGCGGAGTCGAGCGGCATGACCTCGCGATCGACTTCACGTTCTACCAGAGGGTCGAGGACGGGACGAACATCCATACCCTGCGGGACCAGTTGGCGACGGCTCTCGCGACCAAACTCTCCCCGACGGGATTCGACCGATGCGTCCTCCTGATCGCGGACCGAGGGACTCCGGCGTTCGCGGATGACGCTTGGAGCCTGACCGACCGATATAGAGCGACGGGTTTCAAAACCTCATAAGGAGCAGACATGGCGGCTACGACATACATCGTCGGAAACGACGGCGACGTGACGATCGGGACCGAGGATCTCATGAAGGTCCGGTCCTTCGCGGCGACCCTCTCGAGGAACTCCTCGGACCTGACCGCGTTCGGAGACACCGGCAAGCGGCGCAAACTCGGCCTTCTCGACCTGACCGGATCCTTCGCCGGCATCCCGCTCGTCGGGACCGCGTCGAACTCGGCGGCGACCTCGATCTTCTTCTCGAAGACGGCTACGCAGACCGTGACCCTCAAGGTCTACACCGACGGCACGAACCTCGGACAGATCGTCTCGACGGCGGTCTTCTCGTCTTTCGCGTTCAACTCGGACAAGAGCGGCGACTCGACCGTGACCGCCAACTTCGAGAACGCGAACGGATCCGCGCCGGTCCTGACTTGGAGCCTATGAGATGTCGCAGTTCGCCGCCGTCATGTCCGTGTTCTCCCCCGGGGGGGAGGACTGGATCGTCACGGTCGCGACCCGCGACGGGAGGGTCGCGAACCGCCGGATCTCGCCGGGTACGATGTCGGAGACCGATGCTCTCCGGATCGCTCTCAGAGTCGAGAGGATCCATCCCGACGATGTCGCGGATGCCGGCGTTCGCCGGGTAGGGGACCGAGGAGGCGTCATCGCGACGGCGGACGACCCGTTCGCGAGACTTGTAGAGAGGCTCAGGAACCGATGAACCTAGCGGCGAACTTCGAGATCCAGACCGGGAGCCGGACCTTCCGGATCCGTCCCCTGACCGTCCGGGAGCGCATCGCGCTCGGGAACGCGCTCGTCGAGCGGGAGCGTCG